TTCACTGACACTCCTCAAATTGAAGAAGTTCTTTATATGAATGATGAATCCATTGATCAATTTCTTGATGAGCAGGGTGATATTATTGGAATGAATGTTGAGTGTAATGAAATGGAAACTAATATGACTGTGTAAGTATCAACTTTCATACATACCTTTGGTATGGTTGTTCTGGAAACTCTAACAATCTCTAGAACACATTAAAGGCATCCCGACTAAATAGGGGTGCCTTATTTGTTTTTATGACGCCTCACAAATACGATCACATACTAATCCATCGAAATCCTTACAATAACAAACCACATACAGTAGAATACATAGATCCTAAATTTATACAAACACGAATCTATTTTAAGTGTGAGAGTGAATACTTTAGGAAGAAGAAGACAATTAAATAAGTGTCACAATGGGGTTGTCAAACCCCTTTTTTTATGTCATCATGTAATTATGAAAAATCTTCACATCCAACACCCCGAAGATTCCATTCTTTCGGGTGATCTCACCGTTCTCGATTGGTTCCTCACTCCTTCACATCTTTCTGTGAAAATTGACGGTTCTCCTGCTATTGTATGGGGAACTAATCCTGCGACAGGTAATCATTTTGTAGGCACTAAATCAGTGTTCAACAAAGTAAAAATCAAAATCAATGAATCTCATGAAGACATTGATAATAACCACACCGGAGAAGTTGCTAAGATTCTCCACGCTTGTTTTGATTATCTTCCTTTCACGGATAATGTCATCCAAGGTGATTTTATTGGTTTCGGTGGGGATGATACTTTCACTCCTAATACACTCACTTACATATTTGACGAGATTGTAACTGAAAATATCATTATTGCTCCACATACTTTATATCAGTGTGAGAATGATCTACGGGATGCTGTTGCTTATCCCATGGAGTATTTCAACATTCCTAGCACTGAATATGTAAAAATAGTGCAACCAAAATGTTGGGAAGCAGATGAAGATTTTGATGAGATTGTTGGTTTTGCCCGACAAATGGCGCAGTTAGTAACATTTGTTGATGAGAAAGAGGCAGCAAAACTTAGGATTGAATTGAATAAATGTATCCGCGAAGGTATTGACGTGGTGCCAGATACTTTTGACAATTCTATGCTTATTTCTTTCTGGTTCTTGATTAAATCTATCAAAGACGACATGTTATTCATGTGCCGCAATAATGGCCCTAAAGTATACATTGGCAAAAAACAATGTGAGGGCGAAGGTTATGTTCGGAGCAATGAATATGGACTCTATAAATTAGTCAATCGTTATGAATTTTCTAGGGCAAACTTTAACAATATGAAAGCATGGGGACAGTCCTGATAGTGTCCACCAGAGGCACTCAGGAGCGCCTCTAACCTGTATATTAAAAGAGTCAAAGGAAATCCACCATGACTACTGAATTTGCTGACTTCGCTGCTACTCAAGATGCACGGAATGACATTCAACTCAACGTGCGTAAGTACACATTGATGTTGTGTGATGCTCTCCAGATGGATTTCAACAAGAAGGGACACACTCTCGAATATAAGTTCTACATCGAAAGTGGTAGAAAGTATCACAAAGTTGTGATGGAAGTTGAGAACGGATCTCGCAGTGTTCACGCTTTCGTTGATAAGAAGACTGGCGAAGTTTACAAACCTGCATCATTCAAAGCACCTGCAAAGGGTGTTCGTTATAATCTTCTGATGATTGAGTCTCGTGAAGAATGTTTTGCCCGTGCAGATTGGGCAGGAAGTTATCTTTATGTTCGCTGATACTAATCGCCAACTCCGCAAACTTTCTATCAGAAAAATGAACTATCGCGTTACCTCAATCAACATCGACTTTGAAGATGATAACTTTGAGTTATCACCAATCGAGCAACAAAATGTTATCGATGACGTAATGTCTACTACTTGGGAAGCATGTGACGGTGATGATCTTGTAGAAGAGATTACTGCTGCTACAGGATTTTGCGTTAATTCTATTGACTATTGCTACGTTCTAAAATGACTAAAACTCAAATTCTCAAAGTTATCAAGGAAACTGCTGCTCCTCATAAACTTGATCGAGAGCAAAAGTTTCAAGTCTTCGCTGATGTCTGCGACAATATGTTAGCAGAGGGAAGGATTACACAAGAGCAACATATTCGCTGGACTAACATTTTTTAATTATGGCACGTCCTAAACTTATCGGACCCTTATCCGCTTCTGAAACTAAAAAGAAAGAACAACGCCGTGAATGGTACTTAAGAAACAAAAAACTTACAAAAGATAGAGCAGCGGGGGCGAAAGTTAGGACACAGGATTGGTTCAAGGCGATTAAGTCTCAGGAAAGTTGTAAAGAATGTGGACATGATGTTTATGAGGATCTTGACTATCATCATCGAGATCCTTCAACTAAAATAACATCAGTGTCTGAAATGGTAGGAAGATTTTCCAGAGAAACTATCCTGAATGAGATGAAAAAATGTGATGTTCTTTGCAAAGAGTGTCATAAGAATCATCATCGCAATTATCCATTTCATTGATTATGAGATCTAAAAACTGGAGAGCATATGCAGAAACTGCCTTTCTACATATGCAGGCAAGTCGAAAAAATTGGGGTAAAGAAGACTATTTCCGTCCAATCACCCGACTTTATTACATTCCCGTTTTTGATTGTGCTCAGATAAATCATACTGGATTGATCAGTAAATCTGCAATCAATTCTCCAAAAGAAAGGTGTCACGATCATTGTTTGTCGCCACAATTTATTGGAAGAATGATTATGGACAATGCTGATGTTTATCTCAAAGATTACACAATCTTTGAAAATCTATTTTGGTTATCGTGTTCTACAATCACAGTCACTAAGAAAGAAAATAAAGAATTGAGTATGTTGACTGAAAATGATGGTATTGATTACAAAGTTTATGTTCCAACCAACTTGAAATATAAGAAACTGAATATCAAATTATATCGTAAAAATGGATCAAGGTTGAAAGATAGTGTAAAATGTGAAAATAACATTATCCCTGCTCCATTAGATCTTCTTAATTATGAAAAGAATTTTCTAGTATGACAATTATCAAGGTGTCCACTGTATTGCCAGGGACACTTTTTTCGTGTAAACTGTTATCAACAACAAAGGTTTAATGTTCACTCTCCGTCCACATCAGCAGCGAGCATGTGAATCAATGCGGAAGAATGAAAAGGGAACAGTCATCATCCCCACAGGTGGTGGCAAGACAATGTGCATGATTCAGGATACATTGTCTGCGTTCGATGATAGTGTGAATCGCACAGTTATTGTAGTTGCTCCGCGCATTTTGTTGGCGGAGCAGTTATGTTCTGAATTTTTAGAACATATTACTAATGTGAATGTTCTTCATGTTCATAGTGGTGAAACACATCACTTTAGCACTACAAAAACAAAACAAATTAAGTTATGGGATAAGTTTACTAGGGGCAGGAAACTTATCTTCACCACTTACAATAGTTTGCAGCGTATTGTAGACGCTGAGATTGATATTCACACTGCTTATTTTGACGAAGCGCATAACAGTGTGAAGCGCAACTTCTTTGCACCTACAGAACAACTTAGTCAGTCAAATTCACGGGCGTTCTTTTTCACTGCAACACCAAAGTATAGCAGCACGATATTCAAACCCGGCATGAATATGCCTGAGGTTTATGGTAACACAATATGCAATGTTCCTGCTCCTGAGTTAGTAGAAGGTGGATATATCTTGCCGCCCAAAGTTGTAGTGAAAGAGATGGAAATGGCAGAGAAAGGATTAAACTATGATCGTGATGCAAACTATATGATAAGTGCGATTCATGATGAGAATGTTGATAAGATCTTGATTGCTGCTCGCACTACTAAACAGATCATTGGGTTAGTGTCACAAACTGATTTCTGTGTTCAGTTATATCAACGTGGATATTCTTGGATGATGATCACATCTAAGACAGGTGCAATCATTGATGGTGAGAAAGTTGATCGCGAGACATTTTTTGAAACGTTGAATACATGGGGCAAGACAAAAGGAAAACGATTTGTTGTTATCCATCACAGTATTTTGTCTGAAGGTATCAATGTGAATGGATTGGAAGCAGTTCTTTTCATGCGAAACATGGATTATATCGGTATCAGTCAAACTATCGGACGTGTTATCAGATTAGGAGATAAATCTAAACAGTTCGGTTTAGTTGTGGTGCCTGTCTTTGATAAGGTAGGTATCACAACTAGTCGAAAAGTGCAGGCAGTTGTTGATACTGTCTTTCACGAAGGACAACCCGCAATTTCTACAATTAAAAGATGACTTACAGAGTAACTAACATCGAATTCGACGCTTTTGATCTCGAAGATGATTTTGACGGATCAGTAGCGAGAGAATATGTTGAAAAAGCAAAATCGATGCTATTTGATGCTAACTCTCGTGAAGAGTTAGAGAGTCAAATTCATCATAAAGTTGCTGCTATTAACATTTACAAATTAGAGTATGAGGAAGTATAGAATGTGTGCCACAAGTTTTAGTGGCATAAACATTTACCATTGGCACTTATTTCATGTATATTAACAGTGTCCAAAGGATTCGTCCTATTCATGATTCTCACTCACAAAGTAATTGCCCTTGATGAACATTCAGATGATCCTTTTACCATCGGGATTTATGACACTGAAGAGATCGCACAAAGGGTTGCTGATTCATACAATTTAATGTATGATGCCTGGAACTCATTAACAACTGCTCACGTCATTAAAAACCACTAATTCATCATGAACACTGAAACGATGGATCTCAACAAACTTGAAATGTTGACACAAAGGGATCAACTAATGGAGGACATTGATGCTATTGTTGATGAGTTTACATTTGATCTACCCATCGATGACATTCACGAAAGATGTGTCCTAGCAGAAGATTTAACCCGCATCCTATGTGATGCTGTCTGCAAAAACTTTCCTTCCTGATTATGAACTACACTCTCAAACAACTGCAAGACAAACTGAATAGAATGATCGCAGATCAGGGTGAAGATGCACAATGTGCGGCATGGATTTACACAAAAGAGGACATTTATCGGGTTGATGAAGACGGAGAATTTGATTACTTTGCACTCGACAATCCCGAACTGGTTGAACGTATCTTCGATGATGTAGGAAATATCGATTAC